ACTCTGGTAAGCGGAGTAATACATTATCATGGAGCCGTCAATCGGGTCAGCATTGTCAGGCGTCATCGGCATGATCGGAGCCTGGGCGATATGGTTGTAACCCTCGAAGTCCCACGCCTGCATAGGGTCCACGCCGTCCTGGCAGCGGGCATAAGACCAGAGCTGGCCGACCACGTTCGCGGGGATGTTCGTCTCGCTCCCCGACGGGCGCACCAGCCCGTAATTTGCCTGCCTCGCGCCGGCGAGCCTTGCAGAGCTCGGCAAATCCTCCCCATTCGGGCCAGTGTAGTGGTCAGTATAGATCGTGTGATTCGGGTGTCTAAACGGCTTGAACTTTGCCCACATGTTGATATGCGAAGCCAACCCGTCGCTACCCAGGAAGAACCAGGAGTGGTTCTTGTGCTGAGACACCCCGAACACCTGTTCAAGATCACCGTCAGAATTGACACCGATCTTCTTGCCCATCCGGTAGGATATTTTATTATTGCTTACGCTCATAGATTCTCAATTTCCTTTCAAGTTCATCGATCCGCATCTTCAGCTTCTCTATTTCACGCGCCTCGATCACGGTGTTAATAAGTGCTATCTGACCATAGGCAAGTGTCATGTGGCCCTCTTCTCCGTGGACGAGTTCCGGCACAAGCCGCTTCCAATCCTGGGCGATGGAACCGGCAGATCTGCCGTGTCCATCTTTCCAGTCAAATGTGACAGCTCGGCAAGCGGCTATGTCCTTTGTGGTGTATCGAAGATTCCGCAGGTTCGTTTTCAGCGTCTCATCGGAATTGACTGTCTGATCTCCGGACGAAGTTATCGTACCCTCGACAATGAGGTTACTATTGGAATCACTTGTGCCGACATAAACATGCCCGCCGTAACTCAAACGCAGAACACGCTTCCAATTTGGCTCATACGGGCTCGTACCATTGTTGGACGAGAAGAAATCGAGATGTATTCTGTCGGCCGATGTCGCATGTGTAGATGAAATCTTGAAACCATTTCGTTGCGCGGAAAGATAATCCACAAAGACGATACTACCCGCAGCAGAATTGTGTGTCCCGGCGCCGAGATAAAGATTTGTGCCGTATATCTCACTCCAATAATTAGTCGTGCTCCCACATGTTGAACCTGCAGCTGCGGCCGGCCTTATACCACCGTCATTTATCACGACAGATGTATAGGATGAACCAGCCCCTCCAATGGCAAAGGCAAAGGAACCACTCGCAGGCGCGACAATATAATTCCAGTTCGGGCGACTGAAACTCAAATGCGCGGCAACGTCAGTTCTTCTCACTACAAGTGATCCTACATTCAATACCCCGGAATACGGGTTGTAAGTAAGCCCCTTGCTTGCGTCTGTGTAATAATACCGAAGATTAGAGTCCTCCCCATTCGCGCCAAAATACAAAGCCCGATCGGAATCCGTCCAGGAACTCGCTGTACTCAAATTAAGACCGCTGCTGAAGGTATGCTTCGCCGTAACTGTCTGCGCTGTGGCAAGAGACAAATAATTGCTTGTAAGGTCGCTGATCTTGCTGACTGAAAGCGTCGGAATGTCAGCAGCTGCCAGCGTTTTGCTGGCGACGGACGTGACATGCCCAAGGCTATTGACCGTGATGGCGGAAAGAACCTTACCAGTAGCGGCGAAAATAGTCGTGTTCGCGCCGTTTGTTGGGTGCGTATAGACAGTGTCCGTCCAGGGAACATTGACATAAGCCTTCTCGCTGGAAAGCTGCACAGGATAATTTTTGCCGGACTGAGTGTAACCGATCTTGATGCCCCCACGAACACTGGAGGTAGCCGCAGGAAGGGTGTAGACGGTGTCCGTGGCGGCCAGCGTTCCGGAGGAAATGCTAAGGTTATTGCCCAATTTCAAGGCATACCATTTCGTGCCGTTATAAGCGAAAAGATTACCAGAAACCGCGCTATTCACACCGTCATACTGCATGACCGCCGTGCGGTTCGTATTCGCAAGGACGTCCCCAAGCTCATAAAGATATCCTGCGCCGCCACCGCCGCCACCTCCCGGCGTGCCGGAATTAACAATCTGGTCGCCGGCAGTCAGCAGCGGCTTATCCAAATATAGATACCCATCAGTATTCCAGGAAAGAGTAGCTAAGCCAATCTTGAGAGTCTGTCCCGAAGGAATAGTTGCGCCTGCAGACAAAGTAGCAAGCCCTCCGACGGACAAAGTAGACGCGATGCTGACCGCTCTGCTTGATTTGATACGCATTGCTTCGGCAAAGGCCGGAGTAGCACCACTTCCCGTGTTATTCGACGCATAGAACACGAGGTCGACCCGATCATAGGTGGCGGCATCCGCGCCGGCTACAGCGGCGATTCTCGCCCCATTCCGATAGGCGCTTCCAGACCTTCTTCCGTAGAACGTGATGGCTCCGGCAGAACTATTCGCCGTAGAAGATGCGCCTCGAGAAAGGATGATATTTCCGCCCTTTATTTGTCCGGTAGCGGCGGTGGCGTCATTCTCAATAATGAGCGCTCCGGTCATCGTGTCTCCGGCCTTCAGAACATAGTTCGCCAGGCTCCTGGTCGAACCGTTCCCGACATCGTCAAGCGTGAGAGTGATGTTCGACGAAAGGGTCTTGCCGTTGACAGTCCGGGTTGCGGGCACATAGTCGCCGGTGGCAGCATAAGCCATCGAGCCAAGACCCAAAGCCGTTTTCGCCCCGGCAACATTCAAAGAAATGGTCCGAGTACCGTAACCTGTGATCGCAGTGCCAGAATTAGATACGGTGATACCGGTGCCAGAAGTAAGAGTCACAGATGTCACAGTGCCAGCGTTCTTGGTAAACCCCCAGCCGGTGACCGTAGCCTCAGTAACAGCAGTAGCGCCAGTCGCGATACCATCCAGCTTGGTCTTATCAGCAGCGCTCATCAGACCCTTCGTCGAAGTAGTGGCCACGGCAAGAGACGCAAGCAAATCCGATCCAGGAACCGCGACCCACTTTCCGAGAGTGGAATCAAAGCCAAGCAGATCGCCACCCCCTCGAACAGAACCCGCGGCAGTCAGGACATCCGTGCCGGAATGGTAGACGTCGCCGAGTTCATAAAGATACCCTGCGCCGCCGCCGCCTCCGCCTTGCCCAGGCGTTCCATCGATGACAATCTGGTCGCCGCCTGTAATCAGGGGAAGGGGAGAATACAAGACGCGCCGTGCATTCGCGCCCGTACCGACCACACGAACCTCCAAGTCCGGGTCGGGATTGGACGCATCAAACCCAGCAAAGAACAAGCCCTCCTTCGCGGACAAGAAACGGTAAGGATCCCTCGGCTGGACCAAGGACGACAGATCTTCGTTGACCTCGAAATAGTTCATCCCACCGCCGGCGCCGATAACAACCGAACTGCCTGATCCGGAACCGGAGCCCGAAGAGGCCGAACTGACCGTACTGCCATCAGACTCCAAGACCACCTCAGAGCTCACCGTCAATGCCGCAGCGGGGAGAGTCCTGGCAGAGATCTCCAGCTCATCTTCATAGAGATCCCAGGCAAACGTCTCGAGCCAATAATCCAAACCCCCCTTCGTGAAAACGAGGGGCGGAAGATCCACGGAATCCTCCAGGAACGTAGTCCCGCTGATCACTGCGCGAGGAAGCGCCACGCTCAGGGCGTAATCCCGCGCGATGAAAGCAAGATAATCCATCGCCGTAGAGAAGTTCGCGTCGGAAAAGGCCGTGATCAGACTGCCCGAATTGAGTAGAAGGCCCTGGAGGAACGCCATATAGTAGGCCGTGTCGGAAGTGACCCGACCAAAGGCGATCTCCACCTCATTTCCTTCCCCCCTTGCGCCGTTATCAATCCGCAGTACATCCTGGTATCCCTTAGAGAGCACAACGTCCAGATGGGCGGAAAAAACCATAGCCCTGGATCCACCGATATACACTGTCAACGACCCGGATGGGAACGAAGATCCCGAGAAGAAGGGCGGAATAACAAAGGAGATCTCTTCGGCATCGGCCTCATCCGTATCCACAGAAACCGGGCAGATGGAAAAATCCAGGAAAGACGCATTTGCCGTGTTTGTCCACTCCATGCTCCCATTATCAGTCTTCCGCAGATAATAATTCACATTGGACGAACGATACACGACCACAACGCCAACAATGAAGCCGACAGAAGAGACATCCGTACCGGTCTTCGCGCTGACACGGGCCGTGAACTCCATCGGAGCCCTCAACCCCGTCATGTTAATTGACTGCGCGATCGTGGCAAGATTCGGGTCCGCTCCATTTCCCACGAGATGGTAGCCCTTTGCCGTACTATCAAAAACGGCGTTGTTCGTTTTAGCCCAGCCGGTATCGGTGTCCATCTCGGAATTGACGAAGGCCGTCACCGGATGCCAAGGTGCCTGGACCACGACCTTGTTCTTCGCCGGATCTATCTTCGTGGAGAGCTGGCCGACGGGCCACACCGGATTGGTGCGTATCTTGCCGAGAACCTGGACCGAATCATCCAATGCCGCAGCGCTCCCAGTAGTGTCGTAACTCTGCACCTTCCCGGAAGAAATTGTGACGTTGGTCTCGCGAGCAAGGATCCATCTGCCTTTCCACCAGGTAATCGTGGCGTGCAACGTATCGAGAAGGTAAGTGAGGGTCTCGTAGCAGGTCTTCCCGGACATGTAATCCAGGTTGACGGTCATCCCGAGCAAGGCCCCGGCGCTGGCACTGCCTGCCCGGAGAGAACTGATCAGATAGACGCCGGTAGAAAGCCCCGTATGGCCCAGCAGATAGGACAGCATCGCACGGAGCGTTACGGTGCCCTGAGGTGCAAAGTCGTAAAGCTTCAACTCGCCGATACCGTCGGTCGCCACGACCTGGACGTCATAAGGCGGCGCGATGTCCGGCTCAGAGTACAATTCGGGGGTGATGTAACCCTGCCAAAGCAAAGTCTCGCCGGCGTACAGATCCACCCGGTACTCCTTCGGGTCGGAGGTGTAAAACTCGATGAACTCCTGATCGACGCTACATTCCGCGTAGAACTCCAAGCTCGTGCCGCGGATGACCCCGCCGTCGTTCTTCTTGAGGACCGGCGCCCGGCCCAGACGGCGATGGATGGGATCGCCAGTATAACCGTCCTTCAGAACGTGGATCTCCCGAGTCGTGTGATTCGCCGACTCGAACCGGAACAGGTATTTGATCTGGTACGCCATCAGGTCGTGTAGCCTTTCATGTTGTTCGTATTGTTGAGCACAGCCTCCAATTCGGATCCGGAAGCTTTGAGCGTGCCGGTTACGTTGACATTGATCTCACGGGTCTCGTAGTCATTCATCCCCGAAGTGTAACTGCCGGTCGCCACCGCGGTCGATGCGCTGTAATTGCCTGATGCCACGTTGCTCAATCCCGATTTGACCGCGGCGCCCAGCGCCACGAGCGCGATACCAGCGGCGATGGCAGCGTAGCCGTTAAGACTCTCCAGGGCGGCTTTGATTCCGAGAGACGCGACGCCGGTGGCGATCGCCATCTTGCCGACCGTGGTCGCCATATCGGCAAAAGCGGAAATGGCGGCATTGGCGAAGTTTCCGAAAGCGTCGCCACCGGTCACCAGGTCACCGATCAAGCCGCCGAGGGATTCGCCCACGGATTCGGAAAGCTGCGAGATTACGGACTCCACCTCACGAGTGAGGTCGATCAGGGTGCCTTTGTCGAGACTCACTCCGATGGAAAGGAACAGCGAGTTGCCGAAATGCGTATTCAGGATCTCCTGGAAATCAGCAACGGTCTGCCGAGGCGCGAGACTTACCGGGATCTGGGAGACCGCTTTGGAAGTAGGAGACCCAGACACAGAAAGGTCGAGAGCCGCGAGATCAGCACGGCTTTGAGCAATCTGCCGTTGCAGCTCCAGCTGCTTCTGGAGCGCGGCGTTCATCGTATTCTGCTGGCTGTTCAGGGAATTGCGGAGACGAGTCAATGTCCGCAGTTCATCAGCCTGCTGCTTCTCAAGCGCAATGGCGCGCACAGACTGTTGGTTCGCAGCGTCAATCTGCGCCGGAGTAGACGACACCAGTCCCGCCTGTTCGTCCATCAGTTCGGACTTCCGCTGCTCAAGAGGCAGTTGCAAGGCGTACTTCTGCCTGATAAGTTCTTCCGCCTTAGCAATGGCATCAGACCGCTCCGCTATGCTGTAGGTGTTATCTCTCGCAATCAGCTGCTGCTCCGCTATGTCGGCGGAAAGACGCGCAATCTCCCGCGTATTGTCGGACTGCAGCCTGCCGATATTGTAGAGTTCGCCGGCGATGTCAGATGCCCGCTCAGCCTTGCCGACCGCTTCGTCGATGGTTTCGTTGATCTGCTGCGAAAGTTGGACCTGCTGAGGCGTGACAGGAGTCATCGGCACAGTCGCCGTACCGCCTGGAGCCACCGCGGTCTTTGCTGCCATCCTTTCCGGCAGCGTAGCCCACCATTTCTGCCACTTGGACTGAGCTTCGGCCACTGCTTCGCCGGTGCCGGCATTCATGTCGTGCATCGCTTGCTTGAACGTATCGATGTAGGCAGTGGTCTGCAGCTCGATGTTCGCGCCGGCGATAGTGGACTTGAAATTCTCTGCTTCAGCATTGAGGGCCTTAAAGCCGGCGACGACACCGGCAATGCCCAGAGACGCAAGACCGACCTGGAGGCTGCTGATGGAAGAAAGAAGCTTACCTAAAGCAGAAGTGCCCTCCGCTCCGGATTCTGCCAGCCGGTTGCCCATTTCCCTGGCGGCGTTGGACAACCGTTCCACCTGGTCGGTATTGATGCCGAGGGCCTTCCCGAACGCACTCGATACGCTATCGCTGACTTTGCCGAAATCCTTCATTTCGGCCTTCGCCGCCTTTATCCCGCGATCGAATTGCGAGGTATCGGCGGTTATGTTAACTTTCGCGTTCGGAGAGGTTGCCATGGCTTACCCTTTCAAAAAATTTGTTTACTTCGGCTTGCGCCTGCTCGGGACTCAAGCCGGACAGTCTCTTGATTTCATCTGCCTCACTCTTTTCCCGTCGTTCATCCCAGGGCATTTCCCAGAATTTGCACGGATCCGTGATGCAGTATCTTTTGTCCACCTGCAGGTTCCTTAGCCGGAGGGTGGCCCCCCTTACCAGTTCGCCAATGTGCCTGCGGTCGGCATTCTTCTCTTCATTGTGGGCCTCGAGCGCTTCCCAGAACTCGCCTGGACGCATCTCATAAAAATCCTTCCGGGCGAGATGCAACACGCCAAAGGCCCATCCCCTGACTTTCCCTATGCTGAGCGGCGGGACAGGGGCTCCCGCGTCAGCTATTCTTTTTTTCCTCCGTCCCCCTTCGGCGTAGTCTGCCGGACGAAGATCTGGATGAACTCGGACATCACCGTGAAGTCCGCCTCCGCGCCGATCTCTTCGGCCGTGAAACGGGACTCCCGGCCTTCCAGACGCTCTCCCTCATTAATGGCCGCAGCCAACAACCCGGCGAAATCGGAAGGCTTGATCGAGCTCAGATCTATAAGAGAGCGCACGTCGTCCCGGCCGGAGGCCTCGAGGTACGCCACAATGGCGTTCCAGTTGACCTCCACCCGGTATTCGACGCCGCTGATAACGATTCGATCCATTACTGCGTGACCTTGGCAAAGGCGCCGGAGATCTGGAGATCCAGGCTGATCGTAGTATCGGAATCGGGATCTGCGGAAGAGCTCTCGCTGTAGCCCGTGATGATGGCGTTGCCACCGTAGGTGTCGCCGCCCGCGCAGACATACTGCACAGCGACAATCGCGCTGGATCCGGTCGCGAGGGCCAGAGCGATGACGTCATCGCGGTCCAGCTGCGTATTGCCCGTTCCGCTGAGAGACAGGAGAGCAGAGACCTTGAACGACACATCGTGGCGGACGACCGATTTCTGGGCGACGCCCGCGTCATCCTTCGTGATGGATTCCTTCACCACCGCTGCGATGGTGAGGTCGTCCTGGGTTCGGCCCAAGATAGTCTTGGCGCCGATAGTCAGGGAAATGTTGTATCCTTCAACCATTGTTGTGTATTAACTTACTTGTTTCACAAAATAAACCAGTTCAATCTCCCATACGCCGTCGGTGCAGTTCTTATTCTGAGACCTGAACCACACGATGTACTGGTCCGACGAGATCTCCAGAGCAGCCCGGATAGCAGCGGCTTTCGCATCCGCCACGTCGAAGTCCTTATCATAGACACGGATCCGGGGCTCGGCCGTGATCTTGTAAACTCCGTCTTTCGTCCGGTACTCCTCAGCAGTCATCTCGTAGACCGCGTAGGGATACGTCTCCGTTTCCGCCTCAGCGAGGTAGAGCGGAATCGTACTGCCCACACGGGTGACGATCATCGTCCCAATACTTTCAGTCATCGGTCGTAAAGATCTTGCTCTTGTTTCTTCAAGCTCCCCTGGAAGGCATCGACAAAAACGTCTTGCCATCCGGCGAGCGTACCTTCAAAAAATTTCCTCGGCTCCAAGCCGGCTCTGTTCCTGCGGTGTTTCGCTGCTGTCGTCCCGGGCGGGCGGACCGGGCGCTTGAACTGATGCTCCGGGTCCCGTTTCGACAGGGTGCCGTAATTCAGCCAATACGCCTTGAACCAGTCCGGGATCTCGCTGCCATGGGGGTTCTGATGCCCCTGCACCAATCCTACCTGGAAAAGACCCACATACGCCTTCAGCTTACCGGATCGGTACTCCTTATCGACGGAATATCGCACCAGGCGCTTCCACCTCTTCGGGATTCGTCCCCGGATAAGTCGGGCCGTAGTCTTTGACGCCTCCTTCATCGCCTTGCGGCTGGTCTTCATCAGATTGGCCGGCAGCTGGTCGAAGAAACGGAGACAGTCGTCAAGTCCGGTGATGGAGATCCCCGTCGCCATTACTTCTCAATCGTCTTGACGGTCAGAGTGCAGTAATTGGACAGACGGTCTTGCGGGTCGATGTGATCAATCTCGTAAGTGACACCCTTGATCAGCAGCTTCCACCGCGTAGTCAGGGCTGGGATCTTGTAAATCGTCACCGACATCGTCGTGGAAGCCTCCAAGTTATCGTCAGCGACCATCTCGTCGGTCACAGGCTCCAGATGAGCGAACACCTTGCCGTAGACGGCTGTGGTGACCTTCTTCTGGCCCTGTGTGCCACGGGACGGCGTCACCGACAAAACGGTGATCATGGTGTCGAGTTGCCCAGGATTGTACGCCATCATCTGATCCCCCACGTCCGATAGGGCGCCAGGAGACGGGACGACGCCTTAGGCAGCGTCTCCACGGAGTCCACAGGATTTTCAAAGAGCGCGGCGGCATGGAGCAGGATGGCCGCCCAGATGTCCGGTTCGGGCTGGGACATACCGGCGATGTAGACCACCGTGAGGGTGGATCCATCCGCGTCGATGCTCAGGACGTTCTTGGACAAGGACCAGGCAGTTGCATCCAGCTCCACGCCATCGACCTTCACACTGGAGACCGAAAGTACCGGCGACTCCAGCGTGAGGGTCTTGGCGAAGGAACCGTTGTAGGTGAACTCTGACCGCACGATGATCATGCCGATGTAGTGCTCGGCAGAACGAATCGCGGCTGCCAGCTTGCCATTCAGATCCGCATCCAAATCATTGGACGTGATACGGAGATGTGCCTTGAATTTGTCAAGGGCCGGCAGCAGAGAGTCCCAGGCTCGTGTGGTCATAGTTCAACGGGCTTTTAAGCTGCGGTGGTCAGGTCGACGATCTTGCAGAACGCGGCCGGACGACGGACGCACACATCGTGGTAGGCGAGAGCCGTGACCTCGATGACAGCCTTGGCCTTGGCGCTGTACGGGTCGACAATGAAGTCGAGACCGCCCCACTGCGGAACGAGCACCTCGTTGAAGTTGCCGAAGATAGCCGCGGAGCAGACACCGCTGGAGGATCCCTTGGTCAGGTTGCTCGGGATCATGTTGGAGACATGGACCGGATAGCCGTTGGCGCTGCCATTCTCCATCAGGAACACGGCAGTGTTGCTGGCCTTGGCGATGGTCTTCATGTCGCCGGCGACCTTGCTGTTGGTCACATAAGCGAGCGAGCCGAACAGGCCGTTGTCGGCAGCGACCTCGGTCTCCATCTGGACGAGCTTCGCCCAGGTAATGGCGCCACCGTTGGTGCCCACGGCGATGCTGTTGACGTTGGCTGCGGCAAGGATGCCGGTAGGCTGGCCGCTGGAACCGGTGCCGTTGAAGATGGCAGCGTCGAGGCTCTGAGCGTGGGCGGAGATGATTTCGTCCCAGATCAGGCGCTCAACGGGAAGGGCGCTCTGCTTCAGAAGGTCCATGGTATAGCCGGCGAGGATCTGCAGACGCTTCGGCGTCATGTCGACCGTGGTGTACGCCAGCTTGGTGGCGGAAGCCGCGGACTCTTCGGTGAGCCAGCTGGCGGAGGCGGCGCCACCCTTGACGATGCGGGCGTTGCCCTGCATGCCGGGGATGAAACGGGCGCCCGCCTTGGCGGCGACCATCGCGTTCTTGAGGGCCTCGATGTAGGACCACTCGGTGATAGCCTTGAACTCAGGGCCATAGCCGGTGTCGGTGGCGTTGTTGTAGTCCCCGGTGCGCTTCTGGGCGAAGTCGACGCCCATCAGGATGGCAGGGATACCCACGCCTTCGAGGGAACGTCCGGAGCCGACAAGCTCTTTGCGGGCCTCCTCGTTCATCTCGGCCTCGAAACCGGTCAGGTTGCCGGAAGCGGCCTCGCGGAGGAACTTGGTGATGGAGAAGCGCTTCAGCTCCTTCTTCTCTTCGGGAGAGAGGACGCGCTGATTCAGGAGAGCCCGCTGGGCCTGCTCCTCAATCTGAGCATCGCGCAGCTCGTGAGTGAGGTTCTCGACCTCGGCCGCCAGGGCTTCGCGCTTCGCGGCATCGGTCTCAGCCTGAAGACTCGCCATGCGAGCGTTCAGATCTGCAGCAATTTCGTGCGATTTTCTCATTGCTTGATGTTGTTTTGTGCCAAAAGGCGCTGAGCCTTGGCGATTGTTAAACGGATATTGGTTTCGTCGGCCTGCTCGGCCGGTTTCTCTTCGGGATCCTGGATCTCGCGCTCCTGCTCGTGCAGTGCGCGTTCCTCCTCGATACTGCGCTTGACGGCGTCGGGGTTGGAAGGGATGTTGACCACGGAAATCTCGAGCAGCGTCTGCCGCTCGTAGTAGTAGACGTCGGGATCCTCGCTGTCCGCCTTCCGGCCCCAGTGGCCCAGGTCAGACGTAAAGCCCACGGACACGGCGCTGATCGAACCGAACTGGATCTTCCGGAAAACCTTGTCGGCCTTCGGATTCAGATCCGCCGGCTCGAAGAACACCCGGACCCGGAGCTGCTCATCCTCGACGTAAGCTTCGCCGCGGCCAATTACGTCATCGGGGTCGTCCGACATATAGATGTCGTGCTGATATCCGATCACGCCGTTCCGCTGGAAGCGGCTCAGATCCCATCCGGCGGGATTCAGCCGGGTGCGGTAGGAATCCACAGATCCGGTACTGGCGACAAACTCGACGGAGCGCTCCTCCTCGTTCACCGAGCGGAGCTCCACATTGTCGATCTGCCTGCGAAGGATTTTGTCCATATTATTCTTCGTTTTGGGTACTATTGTCGACCACGACGGCCTTGCCGTCATCGCCGATTTGAACGAAATTCATCGGCATCCTCGGGGCGTCAAGACCAGGCAAGGCCTTCATCTCCTCGAGGCGCCGTGCCTCGTTGGGCGTCATCCATCCGGCGTTGATGCCGGAGGTGTAGTAGTTGGCCCGCGCGGCAGCATCGCCACGCATCAGGCCCTTCAAATCGAACTTGACGGAATACCGACCCCGCTCCCTCTCCGTGAAGAGCTTATTCTCCAGCTGCACTTCGATGCGCTTGCACACCGGGCGCAGGGAGAACTCCGCAAAATGAATGTTCTGCTGCTCGATATTGGAGAAGGTCGCGTGGGTCAGCTCCGCCAGCAAGTGCGGCGGGATGCAGAAGATCCTGGCGATGTCGTCGATGGTCATCGTTTCGGTCTGGATAATCTGCGCCGCCACAGGCGAGATACCGATAGACTTGTATTTGATGCCGTATTCCAGGAGCGGGGTATCGAAGTTGTTCGCCACGCTTGCATAGTGGCGCATGAACTTCGCATACTCATCGTCGCCCAGCTCGCCCTCGGTCTCCAGGGTGCCCTTGATCTGACCGCCGCGCTTGTAGAAGTCCGCGGAGAACTTCTGCGTAGCGATGCCCCGACCGATGGCGCCAGCGTTGTAGGTGATGGGATCGATGCCCACCAGGCCATTCCTGGAGAAGAGCATGACATGAATCATTTCGTGCTCCAGGTAGGTCCCGTTCAGGAACTTGTAAGCAGGATCCACACACCGGACGACGTAGCCCTTCGCGCCGGATTCAAATGCCACGGACACCCAATCCGGATCCACCGGATGCAACGCCACCGGCTCTCCGGCTTCGTTGCGCTGGATGATGGCGTAGAAATTACCCTTGCCATAAAGACGGGCGATGCCGGTGAACCAGAACGTGAACACGTCCATGTAGGGATTAGGCGCCACGCACAGCAGCCGGTGCGCCGGATGCTTGGGGGCGTCCTCAAATCCTTCATCGACCTGCTTCTTGACGGACTTCGGAAGGGCCGCGATATTCTCTGACAGGAGCTTGATTGCGGCATAGACCGCCGTAAAGCGCAGCGCTGTATCCTCGGTGACCGTTACACCGTAATCGATGTTATTCAGTCCGCCGTGGAAACCGGTATAGTCAGGTATGTAACCGACCGACCAGCCGCGCAATGAGGCGCGGAGGCGATCGCGAAGGGATATGCGCTTGGCCTTCGGCATACAGGTATCGTATCTTGATGCAAAGTTACGATAACCCTATGTAAATTATTAAAAATCAAAGTTATATCTAAATTATTTTTAATATGATGCCCAAATTATACGAAATCACAGCCTTACCGTCCTGAGCGTATGGTCGCGGTATATCTCACCGGTCTTTCCGGATGTCTTTGTAAGCCATCCGCCAACAGCATCCACGAGGGCCACGACGCCGTCAATCTTATTCCTGGAGCGGGCCTTGTCGAGCTTGATGTTGGCATTGGGGTCTATCCAGATCACGACGTTCTTGAACATCCACCGGATCACAGGGTTATCCAGAAAATTGAGTTCGTGCCTGAGCACGGCGCTCTCCACCCACTTGGTCGGCACGCTCATATACCGAATGGACTGCTGGTACTCGATGAGCTTGGACTCGTAGCGGCCGAACTTGCCGACCACATTCCACATCCCCCACGGGTCATAGGCCACGCCCTTGACCTTGTAGAGATCGAACTCCCGGATGCAGCGCTGCACGAACCAGTCCTCGTCGATGACATTGCCAGGCACGACTTCGAGCCAGCCCTGCTCCGCCCAGCGCCGGTAGTCCACCCTGTCCTCCATCTGGGCAACCTTTGCCTCGGGCACGAAGAACAGGAACCTGGAGACACGGAACCGGGGAAACCACAACGCAACGGCCACGATGTCCGTCTTGGACGCATAGTCAATGCCGACCCAGCACTCCTCTTCGGAAAGCTGTACCTGATCGAAGCGGGCGCTATTCGCCACAACGTCGTCGTCAGGGATCCATACCGTCGGCGCGTCCACCCACATGTTGAGGTTCTTCGTGCAGAAGGCCGCGAGATAGGTGCCGCCGCGCAGCTTCGCTTCCTCACACTCGTTCCGCATATAGTCCTCGCTGAGGGACACCCCGAGATTGGGATTGACCTTCGCCCAGGTAGCGGGGTCGTCGTACCGGTCCCCGTCGTCAGGGGCAAAGAGCATCAGAAAATGGTTATCCTTTTCCTTGATTCCCAGCAGCACATCCTTGTAGGTCTCGATGTCGGAATAATAGGGGTAAGAGGTATCCGTGCCGGCAGTGGAGATGGAGAGCAGCATCGGCTGGCTCCGGGCGCCCATACCGGTCTTTATGACATCGTAAATCTCCGTGGTCGGCCAGGCGTGGCGCTCATCGCAAATGGCGGCACTGATGTTCAGACCGTCCTTGTTCTTGGTGTCCTTGCTCAGGGGCTTGAACACCCCGGCGTTCTTGATGCTCTTCATGCCCCACTGATAGGGCTTGGTATCGGAGGCGAAGATGGACGTCCGGATGAGCTCTGCCGATGCGTCATAGCAGAGCCGCGCCTGGGCCTGGTCCACGGCGGCGGTGTAGACCTCCGGACCGGCCTCCCCGTCCTTCAAGAGAAAATAAGCCGCAAAGACGGCCGCCATGTATGTCTTACCGTTCTTCCTGGGGACATAGATGTCGGCGTAGGTGTACTTGCGCTTGCCGGTAGACCGGCGCTTCAGCCCGATGACATTGGCAAACACGAAGAGCTGCCAGTCCTCGGGCTCGAAGCGTTGGCCGGCAAGGTCGCCCTTGTAGTGCTTGAACTCCCTGGCGAAACGGCAAAACCGGTTGAACGCGCTCTCATCGAAGACAAGATCTTCCCGTTCAAGATCCACCCGCCAGCGCTCAACAGCCTTCCGGACCAGGAGACAGGAAGGGATCCCACCGGACAGGACTGCCTCACACCAGGCCTGCACACGCTCGATGTTAGTCTTCTTGCTCATCCCAGGCATCTGATGCTGATTTTACGAAGGATTCATCCTTCAGGCGCTTACGGCCGGTGGGTGTGAGGCCCAGCTTGATCGCAGTCGCTTCGTAAGCGCTCTGGGCCTTGTCCATTATCGTAACGGCGGGGTTTGTCTTCCATTTCTTGCACCCGCGATCCTCGAACGCAATCACGGTGCCCATCTTCTGAATGTCCTGGGCGGCAACCCTCGCCAACACCACGTTCCGAGCGTAAGCCGCGATGACGGGGACGTCTGCGGGCTTGAACAAGCCTTGCTCCACGAGCGTATTCACCACTTCGCGGAACACCGTCCGCTCTGTCTTCGTCAGAACCTTGTAATCGGCCGAGCTGAA